TCAGTGCTCACGCGCCCACTGCACCGCCTCGTCGATGAGGTCGTTCAATTCTGCCTCGCCCATACCTGCCGTCGCGGCCTTGGCTTGCTCGACCGCCCGTTCAAAAAGATAGGCGCGCACCGCCTCCTCAATGAAGCGCGACAGGTCGCCCTTGCGGCCGCCGCCTTGGGCGGCAATGAACATGCGCACGGACTGATCCACGTCCGGCGACACGGCGATGTTCCAACGCACGGTATTCATGATGCCCTCCAGAACAGTGTTTGTGCACATAGGTGTTTATACACTTTACTCGTTACATGCGCAGTGGTTCGATAAAACGATCGTTTATATGAACTACAACGAAGCAACGGGCATGACATGCCCGCAGGCCAACAAGCAGTCTATAAAAGTGGTTTGCATAATCAAAGTTTGATATTGTCTTAATCAACGAGTAAAACGGAATTTTCGGATGAAAATCGGCTACGCTCGCGTCTCCACGCGAGAACAGAACCCGGCCTTGCAGGTGGACGCTCTCAAGGCGGCCGGTTGCGAGCGCATCTATCAGGATGTGGCGAGCGGCGCGAAGACCGCACGTCCGGCGCTCGATGAGCTACTGGGTCAGTTGCGCGCCGGCGACGTGCTGGTGATCTGGAAGCTCGACCGCATGGGGCGCTCGCTCAAGCACCTGGTCGAGCTGGTCGGCAACCTGATGGAGCGCAAGGTTGGACTCCTCAGTCTGAACGATCCCATCGACACCACCAGCGCCCAGGGGCGGTTTGTGTTCAACCTGTTCGCTACGCTGGCCGAGTTCGAGCGCGAACTGATCCGCGAACGCACCCAGGCCGGGCTGACGGCCGCGCGGGCACGCGGTCGGGTCGGCGGGCGACCCACAGGACTGTCGCCGCAGGCCGAAGCGACGGCGCTGGCGGCAGAGACCCTGTACCGCGAGCGGAAACTGTCGGTCGCCGCCATCGCACAGAAGCTGCACCTGTCCAAGAGCACGCTGTACAGCTACCTGCGACATCGCGGTGTAGAGATCGGTCCGTACAAGAAAACGGAGCAGCAACCATCAAGCATGTCGGCCCTTGAAAGCGGCAATGACGCCCCGCCGAAAGTCGCCACCATCCTGCTGACGCTGCGCATCGAGAACAACAGCAAGTTCGTGCGCGGCAAGAAGCGCACGATTGAGCACGTCGAGAGCTTTTACCTCGACCAATACGACGCCACGCGACGGCCGAACGGCGAATATGAGCTGAAGGTGCCCTATGACACCGACGAAGAACTGGATGAAGCTGTGAACGAATTGCTGACCGACATCGCCAGCGGTGCGGACGACCGGCACTGCTTCTCGGAGAGCGACGCGCGCATGGAGGGCACCGACCGGCACTGGTGAAGGCTTAACTGACTTCCCTGTTCCATTGCTCCCCGAACCCCAAGTTCTACAAGTCGGCTGAGGTTCACACGATGAAGTATCAGATGCCGGCGTTGGTCAAGAAGGCATTGATGATTCTGCCGGTTGTGGCGATCCTTGCCTGTGGCGCGTGGTACGCCGTGTACCGCGACACGATGTTCGCCAAGAAAGCAGACGCTGCGTCCGCCAATAAGACGGCCCCCTCGGGGCCGTCGCTGGCGGGCACTGCGTCTGCGGGTGCAGCAGCTCGTCCCAAGGTCAACACCGCAGAAGACTACGTGGGGCAGCTGGTCCCGTTGGTTGCCGATGTGCCTTGGTCGGCACCTGCCTACGTTGATCGTCCTGTGGTGTCCGATCCGCACATGTATTGCATGTCCAGCGAGAACAGCTGTCGATGTGTCACCGAGCAGAACACCCGCGTTGCGATGCGCGATGACGTGTGCCGCGATATCGCAAGGTGGGGTGAGCCATACAACCCGTATAAGCCGCCCGCAAATGTCGCGCAGGCTCAGCAGGCCGGCCCTGCCGATGCGAAAGAGCAACCCAAGCCGCAGGCGGTGCAGCAGAGCGGGGCAGTCACATCGACCATGGAGAAGCGCACGCCCGCATTGGGTACGTTCCCCGAATCGCCGGGCTACTCGATCAATAGCTACACCGCACCCACCAGCAGGGATTTGTGATGAGCAGTAGTGCACGCGAACTACTGAAGTGGATTGCTCTGGTCTGCATGACGTTCGACCACGTCGCCAAGGTGTTCTATGACGGTTACGTGCCCGTATTGTCCGAGCTGGGGCGCATCGCGTTCCCGCTGTTCGCACTGGTCATGGCCTACAACCTGGCACAGCCTGGAGCCGATGTAGGCAAGTCGGTTCGGCGTCTGGTCCTGTGGGGCGTGCTCGCGCAACCGGCGCATGCATGGGCGTTCGGTTACTGGGTGCCCGTCAACGTCCTTCTGGCCTTCGCGTTGGCTGCTGCGGCCGTGTGGGCCATCCAGCGTGGCCGCTGGGTGCTGCTGACGCTCTGTGCGGCGCCGGCGCCGTTGTTCGTCGATTACCAATGGGCCGGCATGGCACTGGTTGTAGCGGGCTGGGCCTACTACGCCAAGCTCATGCGTAGCCCGATATTGGTCGTCATGGCATTGGGTGCCCTATGTTGGTTCAACGGTAGCCTTTGGTGTCTGCTGGCCATCCCAACCATTGCTCTCGCGGAGGCCGCCACGAATCGAGGCATAGCCATCTCTCGCACGCGGTGGGGGTTCTACGGCTATTATGTGGCGCATCTAGCTGTCTTTGGTTTGCTGGCGGTCAAGCCTGCTCTTATTTCGTGACGCGAGGGGAAGTGCATGAAAGCGAGATTTGCGATATTGCTTGCGTTGGCTATCGCTGCGCCTTGTTACGCACAGCAGGTTCACAAGTGTCGCGAGCGAGGGCAGGTCGTTTATCAGTCAGCGCCATGCACTTCCGGCCAAGCTGAGAAGGCTTGGGATGCTGCACCAGTTCCCGAGCAAAGCAATGCCGAGCAGTGGCGCCTCTACCGTATTCGTAAGCAGCTTGACAGCAGATATGCAGCTGACAGAGCAGCATCCTCTGCCGCTTATGTGTCTAGCTCTCAGTCCAGTAACGCATGCGAGTCGGCCAGGGCTCAGCGTAAGCAGGTCTATGACGCTGCCGGTCTTCGCCGCTCTTATGAGGTTTCCAGCTATTGGGACAACGCTGTCCAGGCTGCATGCAAATGAACTTTGGGTGTAGGGGCTATGCCCCTACGGGCAACGCCTCAACCGCGCCGTGGACTTCGTGGCCTACGTGTATGCCGGACTACACGCGCTCTGTCGGCGGACCCCGCGCCATCCACCACTGAGAGCCGCTTTTCGCGCCTGCGCCGGATCACGTCCCGCAGGTAAATCACGTCCGCAGGCCGTGCATGCCAGACGCGTTCGCGTTCCTCGGCCATCATCAGCGCCCACTCGCGGGCGATGTTGCACGTGAGCGACCAGTAGCGCATTCCCACCGGGTCGATGTCTCGACCCTCGGGGGTGAAGAATCGGTGCCCCTGAAAACCAAAACCGGCCCAAGGGCCGGTCAGGTCTACGCGATCGTAGGTGTCTAGCGTCATTGTTCAGTCCGCTTCCTGTAGAGGGACCAGCAGTGATAGGCCGCCAGGGCGCACAGGAGCGTCAACAGCCCATTTCGCATAATGTATATTATGTCAAACGCCTGTTGCGTCTGCTTGCTGCTGCTATCACGCGCCAGCGGCGACGATGGCCCGCCACATGGAGATTGGCGGATGCGTAATCGAAAACTGACCGGCCAATGGGCCGGTTTTTCGTTCCAGAACGGATACCTCATTACACCAGAGGGCCGAGCCATGGAGCCGTGGCAGCTGAGCTACCTATCGCTGACCTGCGATATCGCACGCGAGTGGGCGAAGATGATGGCCGAGGGACGGTCGAAAACCCGGCCAAAACGTCCGGCGAATGTCATTTTCATTAGGGATCGGTTCAGAAAAAAGATTGAAACAAAGCCCGGTCCTCAGGTGGTGGCTACCGGCTTTGCGGCGGAATGCGCAGGATCATCGTTGCCGAAGGCGCGGAAACGTAAAGGCCGCGTATGAAGCGTTACACGTAGGGGCGATGCCCCTACACCCCAAGGGTCACTTGCATGCAGCCTGGACAATGTTGTCCCAATGGCTGGACATAGCAAACGAGCGATGCACGCCGGCAGCGTCATAGGCCGCCTTACGCTGGGCTTTAGCCGATTCGCAGGCGGATGTGCTGGTTGTGACCGTAGCGCCTGTTGCGTAGCGGACTGATGGGGCGTTGCGCGCCTTAAGCTCGCGGTCGATTCGAAGCAAGCGCACCTTGTCGGCAATGGTTGGCTCTGCCTCCGGCGTAGCGTCCCAAGCCTTTTCAGATGTGCCGGACGCACAAGGCGCGGACTGATAGACGACCTGGCCGCGTTCGCGGCATTTGTGGACCTGCTGAGCGTGCGCAGGCACCGCCATTGCGAGCATAAGGAAAAGCGCCAGTCTTACGTCCATGCCAACCCCCTGTGATTGGCATGGATGATACCGAACTACATTTGCAAGGTGGTGGGGCCGGTGTACGTGCTGGACTGGTAGCCCGGAGACTCAGGAAACGTCCCCTGGCTGCGCATCTGCCGACCGATAGTCACGCCAGGCTCAGGATCACGGATGCGCCTTGCTTCCTCACTGTAGTGCGCGGACTGCTGCAGATCGGTCATCCGGCGCGCCTCGCGCTGGTTCATGTCAAGAAACGGTTCGTACTGCCCACGTGTGGCGACTATGGCGCAGCGCGCCTCATCAAGGGCATACGCGGTGCCCTGATCGGTGATGCAGCTGCAAGACGCGCCGCTGTGCTTGCCGTGGGCATCCTGCCCTGCCCCAGCTTGCATGCAGAACAAGCGCGGCGGCTGATTGCTCGGCACCGCGAGCGCATCGTAAGCAGGGGCCGTCCAAGGCTGACCGGGGACTCGCGGGGTCATCCAGCCCACGTAGTCGTGCGCACGCGTCGGCGTCGGGTCCTCCATAGGTGGGGGCGCAGCTCCGACCGTCGCTACCGCTCCGTTCTGCGCTGCGCCCTTGGGTGTCGATCCTTCCGGCGTCGTATGCAGCTCACCGGTTAGCTGATCATGCACGCGGCCCACGGTCAGCCACGCACCGACGATGATGGCGATGAGCAGAAGGATGGCAGTCGGGTAGTACCACGGAATACTGCGCTCGCTGGTGTCAAGAACAGTGGACTCATAAAGCCCCATGGGTCGCTTCGGCAACTTGACCCGCTTCAGCGTCAACGGGTGCCCACGCTCAGGGTTTTTTTCGTACTTGTCGAACGTGCGCAAGTGCGCGAACGGCAAGCCGAACCGCCTACGGACATGCACATGGCGCTCGATCAAATCCTGCACGAAGTCATCGCACTGGCGGTCTGGCGACTGACTCACGAAGATGAAATCCAGGCCGCGATGCCGATGCTTGGCAAGCTGTTCAACATGGTGCGGAACGGTCGAGCCGGGGCGACGCTTAGGCAGCATGCCGTGCTCATACGCCTCATCTACGAGACACACCGCACCGTCCGGTAGAGAGTTAGGCCAGTCGATGAACTGCTCTGGCGTCATCTCGAGCATGCGGGCATCGGCATGCTTGAAGCCACGCACGTTGCAGACGTACACGAGCCGGCCAGCATTGCGAAAATCAATCGCATGGTCGATAGCGTGCAGCGTCTTCCCGTGCCCAGGTTGGCCGGTGTACCAGTAGATCATTGCTTCACTGCTCCAAGCTGCTGCGCGACGCTGGTGGGCATCGGGATGACCTTGAACATAAAGCGCACCGAAAGTGCAGAAATGATCATAGTCATGAAGATATCGAAGCCAACGGCACCCAAGAAATTCTGCGCCCAGTCGGGCAACGCACCGACGTACGTAGTGATAAACGTCTTGAGGTTTGGCAAAAGAGCATTCACCGAGACCAACGTAACGCCGAAGCTTGCAGTGATCTTGCTGACGATGCGGCCGATGCCGGAAAAAAAGACCTCCCAGAGCAAACCAACGCCACGCCTAATCCAATCCCAGACAGGTCCGAACATGCTTAATCTCCCATGAGAAGTTGGAGGGCAATAAACACACCGATAAGCAACATAACAGCGCGCAGGGCTGCAATCAGCGGACACCACCACGTAGCGCCATCGAGAGACACTTGGCCGAATCGGCCAAGATCAATAGTGCCGAGCGTTGGGCATGAGCCACCGCCAAACCCTGACGTATCGAGCAGATCGGCGCCGACCTTGAGAGACGACCAACCTGGGCCATCTTTGTCGCTAGCGCCCGCGTGAGGATCAGAATTGCTGCCCTCGCCGTTTTTGGGCTTTGCCCACTCGGGTCCATCACCGCAGCGTGCAGCACGCATAGCACGTAGTTGATGCGCCTGTGCATTGTCACCTTCGACGGTGAACCCGCTTTTGCAGTCCCCGATATCACCGGTCACCTTTGTCGCGTTACCGGCTTCCACAGCGCAGCGTGTCGCCCATGCCTGCGTGGCGATCATGCCCAATGCGGCGTCACCTGTGACGATGGGAGCACTCTTGCAGTCGCCGCCACCGGACGCACCGTTGCCCTCGCCGTCCTCGCCTTTTCCATCACCCTCGCCTTCGTTCTTAGACCCAGCATCAGTGCCATTGGTGGTCTTATACGTCGTGACGTTAGTGGTCACGGTGGAAGACGTTCCACCCGAGCTAGTAGTGCTGGTGACGGTTGTCGGCCCACCTTTTTTTTCAAGAGTGTCGCCGCTAGGAAGCTGCAAATTAGGCGCGGTGTGTTGCGTGCCGCCTTGCCTATCGGCCAGCTCTGCTCCTTCGGTTTTTTTGCCGGTCTCGCCAGGTTTCCAACACAGCTGCTTGCCTGTGCTAGCTGTAGCGCATACGCGGCCATCGGACTTGGCGCAGATGGTTTGTCCGTCCACCGGAGTGCACTCTTGCTCTTTAGGTGTTGCATCAAGCTGCGAATCAGCAGCAGTGCACTCTTGCCCAGTCGGCGTGAGACCACCCGGCGAAAACATCTTTGCCGCAGCCCCTACGGTCATGCCGACCGCGACATTTGTGGGAGAGTACTGACAGCCGTTTTTACAGACGTTGGAACCGCTGCCAGGCCATGACTGCGAACCCGCAATCGGAGCGGCAGACGCGCACGAATCGCTATTGTCGTATGGATAGTCACCACACGTCTCATCGCCGACGGGACCGTTGTAATACGCATAGCGCTTGTATTGGCACTGATACACCCCAGCACCATTTGAGGCGGGCTTGTCAACGCACTTGCCGCCGAAATTGAGCGAGGTATCGGACTGCTGGTAATTGCTGGCATAAGCCTGACATTGCGCCATTGCCTGCTGCTTGCTGACAGCAGCGAGCGCGGGAAGGCTCCACGCAGACACGAGCAAAATGCACGCAACGATCAGGTGTCGAATGCGAGCCACAACGCCCCCAGAATGGCAACGATGACGAAATACCCCATGTCTCCCCCTCAAGCGAAAGGGGCGGTCCCCCGCCCCCTCACCTAACCTTTTTAATGAACCACCAGACGAGGTAGACACCCCGAATGGCGGCAAGGACTGAAAGGATGCCCGCGACGATTTCGGCGAAGGCACCCAACCCCAACGCTGCCAGCAACGCCGGCATGGTCGATTACTTGGCGCGCTTGATCATCGACCACAACAGGAACAGGCCGAGGACGCCGGCCAGCACCACCAGAATTGACGACACCGTAGCCTTGCCGGAGGTGATCTCGGTGGTGATCGCCTCACCAGGGCCAGCAGCCTGCGCGAACGCCAGGGCCGGCAGCAGGGATACGGTACCGACGGCACCAGCAGCGCGATTGCGGAATGCCTTGGCCTTGGCCTTGGCGCGGAAGATAGCGGACTGCACGTTGTTTGCGTTCATTGATTTTTCTCTCTCACAGGATGATGGGATGGTTAGAACCGCTCTTTTGATGCCCTGGCGTACTGTCGAAAGACAGCGCCAAGCGCCCAGCACGACGCAATTGCAAGCGCCACTTGGGTTCCTTCGGCCAGCGTGAGCGGTGGCAACACTGGCTCTGGTTTTTCGATCCACACCGAGGCCGTGCACGTGCCAGAACTGTCAATGTTGGACGGCATGCAGGCTTGCAAGAACAGGGACTCGGCCATGGCTTAGGCGACCCGTGCCGCAGGTTGTGCGGCTTTGGCGGTGGCATCCGGGATCAGCCGGATGCGACGACCGAATTCGAGGCCACCGTATTTGTTGTTCTGCATCGACTTGGGATCGATGACGTAGAAGCCTTCGCCGTACGGCGCCTGATCTTCGTCAAGGCTTATGGTGAAAGGCAGCGGGAAATCGCCCTCGCGCAACACGGCGGCGGTCTGCTCGCGGAAATGCGTTGCAGGCTTGCCATCGCGAGCCGGGAACGAACGAATGGCGACAGCGGAACTCATGATCTGAACTTTCATAGTGGGACTACCTTCCAGGCGAATGTCCGGCCGAATATGAATGTGACTTTCCACGGAGACGGCCAGAACTCTCCGGTAAGCCTGTCGAACCAACCGCCCTTTGCTTTGCGGATATCCGCTTCCCCGCCGAGAGCTTCACGCGCGTCTTTCGGGGCTTTCCACCAGCGCAATTCGCGCTTGGATTCGCTATTGAGTCCACCGACACCGTGTGTGCGGAATCCCTTGGGAAAAGCTCCAGCTGTAAGGGCAGTGAACTTGCTCGCGTATTTCGCGAGATACCCGACGCAGTTGCGGGCTTTTTCCATCTTGGTGTGACCATGTTTCCACCAACCCTTTTCATCAGGCTTGCCGAACCACATGCCTTTTTGCACCCAAATCAGGAGGTGGTAGTGGGGACGAAGACGTTGGGTAAGCTCACCGACCCATAGGTAACGAAGGCTTTGACCTTTAAACCGGCTCCGTCGATTTGCAACTCGATTGAGGTGGCTGCGGAAGCATGCAAGTAGGCCGCTAACGTCGCCAGGGCTTGCGTTGCTTCCATCGTCGTAGGTGAGCGTGAGCATGTACCACGCACCTTGTCGCGAGCCTTTCCGTGCTTCCTGATCATGCAAACGCGCTCCGGTGATAACGGACTTGCGCAGCCGTTGCGCCTTCGATTGAAGGGGGTCAATTTCGATCGTGACGGTGCCAGTCGGCTTACCGCCCGTTTGAGTTGTTTTGTAATGGACAAGCCCAAGGGCCAGCGCTGCGCGCTGGCCCTCAGCGGTCAATGCGATCGGATGGGCAGCGTCGAACTCACGCACGCTTGTACCGACCACACGCTTGTTCTTTTGGATCTTCTCTGCGGCAATTTCAGTGCGGCGCGTAGCGGCCTGCATGACGCCCACAGATGCATCGAACGCGGACAACTCACGCGATTGCGTGGGCTGTTCCTGCATGCGGATGCGTGCGTTTTTAGAAGTGCATGCAACGCACAAACCGCCTGGGAAAAAATAGGCAGTGGTGTCGCCGCAGAATGAGCAGGTGCCGTCAGCCACGATAGAACTCCATGGCAGCATCACGTGCGTCAGCAGCATCATTGCGAGATGCGAAATAACTCTGCTCGACGGGATTCCCGTTGACGACGATGGTCAACACGTAGATACGTGGACCGCCCTGCACTCGCGCTGCTGAAATCATCCATGCGACAGATCGAGACTCAGCCACGGCGCACCTCGCGATATGCAATTGCGACCAATGCGGCTTGCTCGATCTGGGCAACCATCGCGTCGTGCTTGCGATCAAGGCGCCACAGAATTAGGCCGGTGATTCCCTGGCCGAGTAACAGGCAGGCAGGCGCGATGACGAGGAGCGCAAGCAGCTGCAAGATGAAATTCGGATGCACCCCACTACCCCCTCCCCTGCCCCTTGACGCGAACCCCGGAGGGGAGCCGGGGTTCGCGGCATCAAACGGTGTTTGATACGGAGCTGATATAAACTTGGAAATGACACCAATGTCAAACGGAAAATGATATGCAAACTCTTAACAAGCTTATTGACAGCGCAAGGAAAATATGTCCAAGGGACAGTGACCGAGCCGTTGCGCAAGCGCTAAAAGTCACTGCACAGACCGTTTCCGTGTGGCGTCAAAGAGGAAAAATCACCGATGACCACCTAATGGAATTGATCAATTTGGCGCAGGCGGACCCGGCACTAGCAGTGAAGGTGCGAGAGGAATCGGCACAGTCAAAGGTTGAGAGGAAGGCTTGGAGTGCGCTGTGGGACAGACTGTCCCCGGTCACTACGGTGATCGGGGCGATGGTTCTGGCCATCGGCATGATGCCGGCGACGAGCCGGGCGAAACTCCTTGAAATTCAAGGGTTTGCGGGCTCCGACTTCGCATATTCTGTATATTATGTCAAAAACTGTTAG